ATATATCAAATGAGAACGATTTTCATCAATATCAAAAGAATTTCTCGCTACATCTAACCAAGTCAATGCACCAGCACTCCCACCAACACCCCCCACTAATGAAGTATCTCCGTTAACAATTTGGTATAAGTTACCGCCTGAAATAAAAGTATTCTTAACCAAACCACTACTATCCGCATTGAACTTTAAGGTGTCTTTTACTCCGGCATCTACATAAAGGGGCTGTTGTGTAAGGATGGTGTCGTTGTAATAATTTCTATCGCTTGACGAAACCTTCACAAAATTTGAATCTGCAATACCTCCTACGAACTGCCATATTTCAATAGCCGAACCATTTAATATATAACCAACCTCCCCGATATGCCTCCGGGTGTTTGTAATAGCAGTTAAAAATTCAGCAGAACTATTATATGGCACATGCTTGCCCGATGACAATTTATACTGCTTGGCATCCACTGATTGCTGTGCAGCTACTGTTAACCCTGAATTGATGTTATTTTGTGCTTGCCCCATAAAATGGAACAACACCAATAACATTGACAATATTTTTTTCATGTAACCTGTTTTATTTTGCTTTTAAATTATTATCTACTTAATACGATTGCTCCCGTGAATGATGTTTGATACCTTGTTAAATAAATCGTTTGCCCATCTCTTGTACTTTTAAACCACACATTCAAATCAGTAGCAAAATCCGGGTCTATTGCCTGGTTTTGTTGCAACGGATTTCCAACTTCACTCCATAAAGTAAATGGCGCCTCTGCTGCCGGAACCTGTATAAACATTACTTTATCATCCTCATTGCCAAAATCCACTACTGTTATATTTCCTCCAGGAGTAAACGTGCCGGTTTGTTCCTGCGTGGCTGTAAAAACATCGTTCACAAAGCCTATAAACTCTTCTTCTGTCAATGGGTCTCCAGTAGTATCTGCTTCCGTAAACCCATAAAAGAAATTATCATCATCAATGGGTGGCTCTGGAGGTATGCCGGGCCCCAGTAAATTGCCACAACAATAATCTCTCACATTGGCTATATTGAATGGAATCATTTTTACTATTTATTCTTAATCACAACAATGACCTTTTTTCTTTTTATCATAAACCCCATGCACCCATGGACTTTTTCTTTGCCAGCTTACTCCATTTCCATCATCATCACAATGACAGCGCTTACAGTTATACCCTGGAAAACTTCCCTTATGGTCGCAGAGCCATTCATGTGATGCTTCTATTAATGGATCAATCCTGTCCATTAGCATTTTATCCATCATCCACTTCACATCTTTTAGTTCTGCACTGGCTGCGCCCTGCCCATCATTTGTAATCGCTACGCTCTTTGGATTATTCTGCATCATACCCTGCGCTTCATACCTTATCCAGTTAACCGGAGATGCTACGTAAACCACACATTCTGCCAATATCTTCCAGCCAAACTCAAACCACCATTCTTTCCAGTTATCGTCCTGCACAAACTCAATGGCGTTTATCATTTCGCCAACTTTCAATACAATCGGCTCACCGCTATTACCAACATTTACCTGCGCCTCTAATGCTGCTTTGTTATCGGCTGTTACAATTTTATTTTTTGCATCCCGAAATTCATAGTAAAAGCTTTTGCACATTAATTTTTTCATAAACCGCTCCTCCGCTATAATTATAGCATCATCAAGTTTTTGAACACCGGGATCATTGCTCACCGGGCCCATTTTAATTACCTCATCTGAAGTAATCAACACTTTGCGTGGTAATGGGTTAACCCTGTACACTTGCCTGGTTTTTGGTTTTTGTTTCTGAAATATATTTATTGCCATTGGCCGCATCTTCTTCCATGCCTGCCATTTGCCTTGCTTCATTTATTTTCATAAAGTCTGACGGGTTCAATTCACCCAGGAATGAGAATGGCATTGTTTCTTCAAAAGCCCATTCATATTCCAAAACATCATTCTTATTAAACCAGTCGGCCCATATTTTTATAATGGGCTTTACCACTTTCTTTATTATTCGCTTACGCAACGGCGAAAGTGTTGTAGCCGATTTTAAATCCCACAAGCTGCGCAGGTATTGCCCTCCTTTACCTAACAGGCTTGAATCTGAAGTGGTAAATTCTTTTGCCCACCCATTTGCGGATATTATTTTTTCTTCCACACGTTTATCAAATTCAATAAAGCTGCCCTCTTTCTGTGTTTCATATTTTACGAATTCAAAGTCTTCAATGCCGCCCTCTGAAGAAATGATTGCTATGCGGCCCTGCCTGCCATCGCCGGTGTGTGTTTCCAGGATGGTTTGTGCATTGAGCGCCGCTTCTTCCTGTGTCATTGCAGACTTTAATATCAATGCACCAGATAATACCATGTTGTTTTCAAACATGTCTATGTTGTACTGAGCGGCTTTACCCTCCAATACCTGGTACCTGAGTGAAGAAATACTTGCCGGCATTCCGTAATAATCAACGCCGCTGATTTCATTCTTAAAATGAAGCATGGTGCGCTCTTCGTTGCCCTCTTTAACCCAATTGTCTGTATCCTTTAAAGCATTGGGATTATAAAGTGGTATTTCCTTTTTTATTTTACTCTCAGGAGTGTACCCTTTTTTTGCAAAAGACTTGCTGATAATTACAGTGGTGGGATGTCCGGTTTGTTCGTTTATTTTTCCCAGCCTGCAATAAAGAATGGAATGGGTGTATATTTTTAAGTACCGGGTGTATCCAATTTTGCCACGCACTACTTCAATAAATTGGTTTCCCATGGACCGCTCACCGTCTATGCATGATTTTAACAGATCGTCAAACGACTGATTGTTATTGTTCACACTTTCAAACCATTGTTTCAGTTCTTTGTTAATATCTACATTCGCTCTAAGCCCATTGCCTATTGAGCTTTCTGTAATAACCGAAATACATGAATTGTGTGTTGTGGATATAAGGCGGGCCTCTAATAACAGTGAGGGTAAATTATCATCGCCGCCTATGAATGGAATGTACCGCTTTCCGGTAACGGAATATGCAAATGTATCTGCCCCATACTGCAATGGTATGGGTGAGCCGGCATCTAACTTGATGGAGTTGGAAACATTAAGTCTCCCAAGGTTTTTAGTCCGTGAAATATCTTCTTTGTTGGCATCATTTGGCATCCACTATTCATTTTCTTTGTTTGAGCTTTTATAACTGCTCCTTGCCTTTGATTTTTCTTCCTGCTTTTTTTCAAAGACCTCTGTCTTTAAAGTCTCTATTTCTGCAGCTGTTGGTACTTCTTCAAACATTTCGAGCAAATACATAATGCCTTGCTCTTTTGCGAGTTCATACAACAAATGCAAATCATTCCGCAACCCAAGAGGTAAAGCGGAATGATTGAAACCGATAACAATATTTTTATACTGTTCTTTTACTTTAATAGCTTTGCCCATAACTTATTGTTTAGGTGGCAGGTGCAATGAAAGGCGCCAGTGAAGCAATTCCACCGGTGAATTCATACGGTAGCCTTAAATAATTGCCTGTAAAAACAAGGTTGCCTCCGTTAAATGCCGTGAAGTTCACACCAGGCGTGAATGTGCTACCATTCTGTCTTATTTTCCATTTGGGCAACCGGGCATCGCCTACATATAATTCACCCATAACAAGAATTTTATTGTCGTTGGTAAACATGATGAACAGCAACTGGCAACAAGTGGCCGCTGCATCAAGTTTTTTGGAAAAATTTGTCAATTTCTGGCTGAACTGCCCTACCTGTGCTTTGATTTCATAGGCATAACTGCTGCTGGTTTCAAAACTTTGTGTAGCCACCAAATCAAGGGTATCGTCCAGTGCGTCTATCTCATATAGATAAGCGCCTCCGGCTGCACTGGCTGCGGCCGGAACGATTGTTACTGTTGGGGCAGATGAATAGCCTGTACCCGGGGCAGTTACTGTAATACCTGTTATCACCCCAGCAGAAATGGTTGCTGTGGCTGTAGCGCCTGAGCCGCCGCCTCCTGAAATGGTAACCGTAGGAGCTAAGATATAACCGGTGCCGGGAGCGGTAACCGTTATTGTATCTACTTCGGTACCGTCTAATACGGCAGTAGCAGTACCGCCTGAGCCAAATGATTTATAGGCGATGGCAGAATATCCGGAAGCTTCTCCATCTAACAGGGCCCCCTCGGTAAAAACGAAGTCGTTTGCATCAGCCACATACAGGTTGCTAATACCGCCCACTAAGGCGGAACACGCCCGTTTGTAACCTTTTACTGAACAAACTATACTCATTGTATTAAATTTTAATTATTATTAAAAATTTTATTAAAAACTGGTGATGGCCAGTACAGAGTGCTGTGGTGCAGCTATCTGTGTACCACCACGGAAATGTATCTGACGTTTCCAAACATCATGGTCCTGGCTGTACCAAACCCTTACAGCTTCGTTGCGGCGTGGACCACCACCATAGCTGCTATCTGTTTTATACAGGAAGTTTCCACGAAGCGTGAGAATGGCAGCGTGAGCCTGTGTACCACCATTGAGCGATTTAAGTACACCATTCCACCGTTTCCATTTTACTTCGATGCCTTTATAATAAAGTTTTGCGTGGCCAGCCTGCAGGTCGCTCAATGAAAGGGCTCCATTATTAGTACCTGAAAGCAACCATTCACCATAAGCATCGTAAATTTTCTTATTTACATAAAATGCTTTATCTGCATCATCGAATGCATCCAGTAATTCATCCTGCCCTGCATAAAGAGCAGATAATACAGCCACTGCACCGGCAGCGCTTATGGTGCCAGCTGCTATGCTGATAGGAGTTTCTACAATTCCTTCGGAAACATAATTTAGGTACTGTGTCCAGATGCCATCAAATTTGTTCCATGATATCAATCCGTTGGGATCTGATGTGCGGGTGATGTCTCCAAAATATTTATTGGTGTAAATATCTGTGGCCACACCTTTGCTCATGATGGGCATAATTTGCTCACCAAAGATTTCCCAGTTTTGCTGTTCGTAATCTTCAAAGCATCCCTGATAAAATTCTTCCTGGCAATCTTCTGTTGCGGCATACAATTCTTCATCGCTGATGAATCGTTTGCCAAGCTTTGCCACGGGAGAATATATGAGCTTACAGGTGGCATCCCTGCGCTTAATGAGGTTGTTTCCGCCAAAGATGTCAATAATTGGCACCCTGTGCTTAGGGCTGTCAACTACCATCCAGTCTCCTTCCTCATCGGAAGGAACCGGCACTCCGTTGCCATCGAGTATATCGCCAAACATTGGTTGTACCACATACGTGTGGAACGCAAAAGGGCTTACGATAAATGGTTGTAATGTTACCATCGGTTTAAGTTTTTAATCTGTTTTTATAAAAAAAATTATTGCTCTACATCAAACTGCCCGGCGTTAGCCACAATGCCAGGTGTAAGGAATACGCTTCCATCTTTTGTAAGCCTGTTTTCTGTAACGAATGTTACGCTGATGGCAAAGCCTTTGCTTACATTAAGCGCTGGCGACAATGGTGTAGCCAATGCAACCGTTGCAGTAGCTGTTGCACCAGTTCCCGATCCTCCTGAAATGGTTACCGTTGGAGCAGATGTATATCCTGTGCCGGGGTTTACAATCTGGATACCTGTTACTGCCCCAGCATCTACTATGGCTACAGCAGCAAGGCCGGATCCTCCGCCACCGGAGAATGATACTGTTGGAGTACCTGTAAATCCTGAGCCGCCGGCAGTAACAGTGAAGCCGGTTACCTGGCCGTTGCCGGTAGCAGCATCTGCATCCACATAAACACTACCTGCGGCAGCATCTATATGGGCGTATTTGTGGCCGCCAAATTTGTCATACACATCAATGTGGATAATCTGTAGATCATCTCCGGATGGGTATGTACTTTGGTCGGTGAATTTGAAAACACCGGTGGCGGCATCATAAGTGTATGCCAGCTTACCTTCAAGTCCATTTTCAGAGCAGCAGCAGTAACCCTGTGCGCCTTCTGTTAATATTGATAACATGTTTGCAGTTTTTAAATTTGTTATTCAAAAAAGTTTATGGGCAATTATTTTTGCTGGCCCCAATCAACGCCGGAAAAACGGTTTTTCTTTGTGTTGACAGGTTTATTGCCACCACCTGCTTCACCGCCACTGCCATTTCCCAGGCTTTTTGAAAGCTCGTTGGTAAGGGTTTTCATTTCGGCTTCCAGGGCCTCTTTGTTTATGAAACCTTTGGTGGCTTCGTTTACCACTGTTTTCAGCGTTTCGGCATCGTTTTTAGTGGCTTCTTCAATCCCCTTGTTTACCATCTCCTGTATTTTTTCTTCAGTGGGAATTGCTTCTTTAATGGCATTTACAATGGAATCGGAGAAGTTGCTTAAAGCATCTTTGTTGTTTTTGTTTTCCCCGGAAATACCTAATTTTTCCATCAGGTTTTTAAACCCTGTTTCTATGGCTGATTCAATTTTTTTGAAGTCCATTGTTGAATTTTTATTGGTGAAAGAATTATAGAGGTTTAATGCCTCACGATTTTTAAATTGCCAGTAATCGGGGTTGATTTTATTTTTAAACTCCACTGGACCTGTTGATGTTGAAATAAACCCTTTATCAACTGCTTCCTGCCCTATCAACCATGTTTCCGCATCCATCATGTTGCGGATAACCGTTTCTGAAAGACCTGTGCGCTTGTTGTAAAAGCTTACAATCATGTTATTGAACTTACGCATGGTCTTGGCGTAGTTTTCAATTACATTTACATCTCCCCAAACTGCACCGGATACATTGTGTATCATGAAAGGGCTGTTCTCGGTAATGGATGAATTTTTTGTGCTCATGGCTATATAAGTGGAAGCCGAAGCACATAGACCCATTATTTTCGTGTTTACCGTGTACCCTTTGTTTTCCTGCAGCTCGGTCAGTAAATCATGTATGGCCATTGCATCGCCAATATGTCCACCGGCAGAATTGATGTAGATGTTCAATGTTTTGGAATTGAGCGCTACCACCTGGTCACGAAAAGATTTATAAGAAACAGAGGTTTCATCTCCCCAATAGGCTTTTAGAATTTCCTGTGTGGGTGCATCTACAATATCTCCGTCAATGTATATGTCGGCTTCGTTTGAACCGGCCTGGTTAACGATTGAAAAATTGTAAATGGGCAGTACTTGTTTCATATACTGCCGTAAAGGTGAATTTTATTTTAATTGAAAATCTTAATTTAAAGTATTGTCGTCTGAAAGATTACGACATATTTTACACTGATACTCTACTTTGTGCTTTGGTATGGATAGTTTATTTGCGATTTGATTTAGCGAGCGGCCTTTACTACGGAGCATACAAATTTTTGCTTTTAAGATTTGATCTTCTCCAATAAGCATTACAAATGCCGGCCAGTCAGCAGCTGCAAGGTCTTGCAATTGCAGGTCAAGGTCAGAATAATATTTTTCGTTTTTAAACACCGGATACTTCTATTGTTGCCTGTTCAAAAGGATAATGGTCAAAAGTGGAACTATCGTTTTGCATATATTCTACGGTAGAATGAAAACGAGCCTTAATGTTTATATACGCATCATTGTTGCCTGTAATAACGGCATTACTTGTGTTCATGGCAATTATATGACTTACGGTGTTATCGTTTGCAGTAAGTACATTACTGCTGCTGTTGTTTGAAAACAGGCAAAAGATTGCAGTATCACTTATTGTAATGGACGAAGTGGCGTTGCCATATGTTCTTAGCTGCACATAACTTGTATCTTCCTGGGTAAGGGTAATATTAGCAGAGCCGGCAACGTTTATTTTGCACTTTGCATTACCGCTCATGGTAACAGTGGCATCTGTATTTCCAAGAAAAAACAAATCTCCTGATGGATTGGATAGTGTGGGCGTGCCTGTAATATAAACTCCTGCTGCATTTATGTCCACAGTGGGAAATTCTGCCAGCAACGTATCATCAAGTACTCCTTTTTGGTATGCCCAAATCAGCAGGTCATTACCAATAGCAATGATGTCGGCATAAGAAGTGGCAATGGCCACATCATGAAAGGCAGGGCAAAGGTCGTATATCCTGGACCTGTTTAATATTTCTTCTTTTACTTCGTCAAATGTCATTTCCTGTTTTTTTTAAAGTGTGCCAACTTTTTTTGCTAATTCCTGTTCGTTGTTTTTTTCTTTTACTTCTTTAGCCACTACCTGTACTTTAATTGTAGAAAGTTTTTTATTCATGTCGGAAATTGCATTGCTTTGAGCTACTATCATATTTTGTTGAGCCGATATTGTATTTAAAATACCGGTTACATCTCCATTACTATTTGTTCTCAGAAACGAAAGGTCTTGTGGCGCCCTTAAATTGGCTCCCAGTAGTCCTCCGTATTCCAGTTTCTTTAAACCTGCGCCATGGGCAAAGGCTACACCACCACCAATTTCATTTACTTTTGATGCTATCTGCCGTGGCGTTCCGGTAACAGTATATCGGCGCTTGTCTTTTGCAGATTTTTTATTGATAATGGCCAGCTCACCACCTTCTGCTTCATAATTGAAAGGCACACCACCCTCGCTGTGTGAAGGTCCTTCTATATCTCCCCCGGTTCTTGTGGGAACCCGGCCACCACGGGCAAACTTTTGTTTCTGTATTTGTGAACGCTGCAAAAGATATGCAACGGTTAATGCCCCTACCGGTATCAAAGAAAAAGGGAATGGGTAAGCCGCTAATGTTTTTACTACTGCCACGCCGAAGTCTATAGCAGCCTGTTTTAATGCAATTTGTTTCCTTTCTTCGCCGGCTTTTTTTTCTGCTTCTTTGCGCTTGGCATCAAACTGTTTGCGGATGCTTTCTTTTTCTGCTTCCGATTGTGCGGTAGCTTCTACCTGCTGCTGCTCTAAATCTAAGCGCTCATTTACGGCTGCAAGCTCATTATCTACACGCTGGCGCTGCTGCTCAAAGTAGGCATCTTTGGCATTGCTTACGGCATCTTTAATGACAGTTTCGGCATACGCCATTGCATCGTTTAATGCTGCTTTGCCTTCTTCTTTTGTTTTTTTAACGCCTTTGAAAAAGTCAGTTAAATTGTGAATTACATCTTTAAAGCCATTTTTCAGTTTAGCAAAATAAGAAAGCTCCTGGTTAGAAAGGAATTCTGCCTGCGCCAATTGTGCTTTTTGCAACCGTTCTTTTGCTTCAGATATTTCTTTCTCCGATGCAAATATTGATTGCTTGTTTTCTAATGCGATCTTAGCTGCGGCCACCTCTTGTGCAAGTAATACTTTTGTTTTATCCAATTCAATTTGCCGGAGTTGATTGGCCTTTTGTTGTGGCGTTAAATTTTCGTTATTGAGCACATCTGTTGCTAACTTTGCTGCACTTGCTTCTGTTTCGCTTTGCTGTTTTTTTGAAACATCGCTTGCAATTCTTAACCTTTCTTCATAAGAAGCCTTAGCCTGTTCATAAGCCGTTTTGCGTATTTGCCGTTCTATTTCTGCCAGCTTATCTCTTCTTTTTTCAGCTTCGCCAACATTATCAATAGTGAATTGCATCTCCAGCGCCGTCATTTCTGCATCAAAGGTTTTTTGTGCGGAAAGTTCTGTGGCGAGATAATCCAACCTTGCCTGCAATTTTTGCGGAGATGTGGACAATGGATCGTCTTCAACCTCCTGTTGTGCATTGGCGGCTCTTTTTAATGAAGCGTTTAACCTGTCTTGTGCAGCTTTTTGGTTGATGTTAAAGAGTTGTTTGAGCGCTTCGGATTCATCTTTTGCAAGGTCTGCATTAAACGCCACCTGCTGTTTGCGCTCTTCATCGTTCTTGGCTTTTATGAGTTTAAGTTTTTTATCCCGATAGTCGGATGTTAGTATAACAAGCGCATTGTTATAATCTTCCTCTGAAATAAATTTATCATTAAACAAAGTTTCCTGCTGCTTTTTTTCTGCTTCATATTCTTCTTTGAGTTTTTCTGTTGCAGATTTTGGTTTACGGACTGAACTTGTTTTACCAGGGTCTTTGGGGTTTAGAAATTCTTCAATTTGTTTTTCTAAAGCCACAATCTTCCTGTATTCTTCAGATGAATGTATCAGCTTGGCTTTATAATCGGCAATATCTTTTTTTAGCTGGTCAAAGTCTGCATCCGTTCCTTCTTTTACCAGTTCTTTAAACCGTTCAAAAAAACTCTTCTTTTTTGATTCTGCGGTTTTCCCACCTGCAGCATCTTCTCCCGGAATACCTAATAAATTCCTGTCGTAAGTATCAAGCCGTTTATTGAGGACTTCCATTTTTGTAGCAAATTCCCTCCTTTGTTCAATCAATTTTTCCAGATCACTTACGGGGCCGAAACCAAAGGCATCTGCTATGTTTCCAGCTACTACTGTCTGTAGTCCACCTGGTGCATTGCCGGCATTCCTGATTCTTGCAATAGTTTTTTTATATTCTTCGATTGCCCGTTTTTCTTCAGCGCTGCCAGGCTTTGTATTGATTATTGTAAGAGGAAGTTCAACTTCTACTTTTGCCTGTTCTTCCAATATGCCTGAGCGAACATTAACTAATGCCTGCTCTTTAGCTTTATCCCTTAATTTCTCAATGTATTTATCAATAGCATCAATATTTTTTATTTCGCCTTTTTCAGTTAATTCCAAAGCATCCAAATATCCACCTGCGGATTCTTTCGCTTTGTCCAATGCTTTCTTTTTATCTTCTAAAGAGGTTATAGAAGATAATAGTATTGATTTTAATTTGGTTAATGATGCCGCCTGTTCTGCGGTTGCTGCCGCTGCTTTTTTTGTTGCCTCATAATCTAATTCGCTCTCAATACGTTTTTTTCTCATTGATTCAGAAACGCTTGCTGCCCTTACTGATAATACACCAAAAACAGTAACCAATGCAGTTGTTAATGTTACGATTAACCCCAATGGCCCCATTGCAAACCGCAGCGCTGTGCCCCACACCCTTAGCAATACAGCAGATGCACCTGTAGCGGTATTAGCTCTTATTGTAAGCGCTATAGATGTGGCCATTATTGTATTTCTTGCCGCTTCTAAACCATTAATAACTACCTGTTGCGCTACTCTTAATTTTGTGAGCAGGTAAAACGCAAGGGTTTCTTTATTTAAAATTCCCTGCTGAAATGCAGCAACAGTAAGTTGAATCCTGTAAGTGGCAAATGCAACTGCAAGTGGTGTAAATATCAATAACAAAGCGCCGAAATTATTAAGTAACGCTAATACTATAGAAGATAAAGCAGTTAATGTAATTTGAAATCCTTTGCTGCCAGCCAGGTCGCTAAATTTTTTACTTACTTTATCAAGCGTAGCTGCAAGGTTATTGTTTTTCCTGTTGAATGCCTCTGTGATTGAATCGGTAAGCCCGATAGTTTCACTTGCCCTTGCAAGTCTTTCCCGAAAGACATCTGCGTTACCGCCAAGTGTAGCCAGGATTGTTGTAATACGCCCCGAACCCAATTCTGCATCGGCAAATGAAGCAGCTACATCTTCAATACCTTTTCCACTTTTTACCAATTTTTCAGCAACGTCAATAAGTACTTGTGTTGGGTTGTTATTGATAAGCTCTGAATATTTTTCGGCTGTAATACCTAATATATCAGCGTATTTCTGTGAATCAGTAGCCAGTTTTGGAATTATTTTTACTAATGCAGTTGATGAAGTTTCTGCGGATTGTTTAAACTGTTCAAACCCGGCTCCAAGCCCCAATATCTCTGGTAAAGTAACATTTGCTATCTGCTTTACACCTGCCATTCTTCCAGAAAAATCTGTAAGATATGGCACTGATGCTACGCTTTCGTTTGCTAATGTTCTTATTGCATTACCAATATGCAAAATCCTTTCCCCAGTAATTTCTCCATCAGCATAAAATATATTAATGAGCTTTGCAAAGGTTTCCGTGCCCTGCTCTATGCTTCCAAAGTCTTTACCGAAAGCCACTTTTACTTTATCAATTGCTTCGGTAACATCTGCAAGATTTTCATTGGATACCCCAGCTTTTAATGCCACATCTGAAATATCTAATAATCCTTGTAACGTTGTTCGTGTATTTATATTCCCAAGCGCTTCTACGAGATCATCGGCTCCGCCTTTGGCCTTACCCATGTTTACTTCCAGCTCAATAATTGAATCGCTTACTGCTTTTGCGCCACCAATCAACTGCATCGTTTTACTAATTGCTGCCTGAAATCCAATATATCCAGCCACTACGCCAGTGAGTGTGGAACGCATACTTGCGAATCCCTTATTTATTTCTGCACTTACCCTATTACCAACACTACCATTGGTGGCCATTTGTGCTTCTATGCCTGCCAAGGATGCTTTAAGATTATTAGCAGCAGTACGATTTTCAATCATTTCCCGTTCAATAGTATCAAAACTTCCTTTCCCGGTTTGTTGTATTTGCTGTAATTCTTTTTTGAGAATGTCGAAATTATCATCAAGGCTGCGAAGCTCTGTTTTAACTTTAGTAACTTGATTGCGGATAACCTCATCAAGCCCACTTTGTTTAAAAGCCTGCACAATGCCTGTGGTATATTCGCCTACCAGTGTACCGTCTTTGGTGAACTGCCTCCTAAAAGCCTGTTCCGCTGCGGACAGCTTTTTATATTCTGCAATGGCCTGGTCGAAGTTTAATTGCTTGCCGCCGAAATCAATAATCTTTGTAGAGCCACTGTTCAAAGATTGTATCAATGGCCGTAGTTCTTTCATTTTAGCGGTTATGTCCTTGTAACTGTCCGCCTCAACTTTTAAGGAATCTATTTTCTTTTTTGATTCAAGGGCTTCTAATTTTTTTGCGTTAGCCAACTGCTGGCTTTGTATGGTAAGCTCTTTCTGCTCTACTTTTAGTTTTTGCTCTTCAATGGTTAGCTCTTTAACCCTCTGCCTGTATTTCTCAATTTCTTTAATATCTTCGGCAGATACAGTTTTCTTATTTGCCAAAGTTTTTAACTTGGCATTTTCGGCCAGGGCATCGTTAATTTTTTTTAACGCACCTATTACAGCATCTCCACCCAGCACACGCAGGTCGTAAATACGAGTTAATGATTTTTCTTTTGCCATGCTATTTTGGTATGTCTGTTGTTAAACATTTAAGTTGTGAATATTTCATGTCGAGCTGCTCCATGTTATCATCGCCCAGAATGCTATCTGCGGACGGGAAAACTGCACTATTGTCTTTTGCGGAAATTGGTACCCACTTTCTAATATTACACCCGGTGCTTTCATCTTTTAATGGCTGGTAGCCGTCAATGCTTATGAGTTCCCATTTATGCCCGGCCAATGATTTAAACTCCCTGTGGAGCTGCCCGGCCACATCGTAGTTTACCAACCTCATCCACACTTTGTACCATTGTCCATTGCGCATGATGGCAAACCGCTGCAAAAAATAACGCTTCAACAATCCTTTGCCTACTACAAAGCTGCTGCCGCTTTTTATCTTTTCGTCAGAATAAGAAAGTATCGGGTCATTCTGTCCACCGTCTTGATAATTAACAGCAAAGAGGTATGGGTATGTTTGCAATACTGTACCATCAAACTTCCATGCGCCTACTCCTGTAATGTTTCCTTTGTAATATGCGGATTTTGGCAGAAAAGTATTTGATGCTTCATCCTTAGATGTGTTGCTAATGTTTTCCGGAACTATGCAAACCATTTGTGGCGCTATGTCTGTATTGCTACCTGTGCCCAAAGTTTTAAACTGGTCAACCTCATAATGCATTGTAGCGCCAAAAAAACGATTCTCTCTCTCCTTGGCGCCTGCTTTGAATCGCTCGGGTAATGCATATTTGCATGCTCCCAGGGTTATTACGTTCCTGTCTTGTATTAATTTTAATAACCCATCGTTATTATCTTCTTTAAACTTCAACAATTGTTCCCGTTCACCATCGCTGTATAATTGCATTTGCCAGTTTTTGGAATAATCGGACTTATTGTTCCAGTCAAGAAAATCATCTTTAAAGTACCCATCCTGTTTTGTGGAAAAATCATTGGTTAATGAATAGGGATGGGTGGGCTCTATAACCACTCTTTTTGCAACCGGGTCAGTATTAAAGCTCAGGTCGTACAAATCAACTTCACCGGCAAGAAAATCCAGGGCTTTATATTTTTTAAGGCCAGTGTAATTTTCAAGGTCAATAGTTCCTCCAAGTGGTATTTTAAAATAATCTAGCTTAAACTCTAATACATTGGCATAGCACCATGCGGCTCCGCCTGAAGCTTCATCGCACAATAACCAAACTTTTGCAGTAATAATTGTTCCTGCTCCGGCATTATCTGCCGGGTTTACAGTTGTAGTAAACCATTGGCTTTCGTTACCAATAAAATAATTAGCTGTAATACCACTTGAATCTAATTGCATCATTAGATTTCCATTACTGTTAAAAGCGCCCCATCCGCAGTCTGTCATTACACCGTTCTTAAACCATTGTATGCGCACTTGTACGTGGCTATTTTTTAAATTAGACCCCATGTCAACTTTGGCATTAAGGCTTAATGTGATGCTAAATGTGGCGCTCAATATTCCATAGTGTGGTGTGTTATACTGCCACCTCATGGTGGCTGTTGGCACATAGGTATAGTCTCCGGGCGTTCCATTATTATCATAGGCACCATCTGTGGAATCGTTTGAAACAAGTAAATCCCAAATGCCGGTATAGTCGCCACTGAAGTGTACATCGTGCAAACTTTTAGCAAGGAACTTGTGTATATCTAACCTTGTTCCTTCTGAATTTAAGAAATTACCCCAAGTCCATGGCATAACCATCCGGCGGTAATAATTGGTGTTGAAAAAAGAACTTTCTAATTTATAACCTACCGATTTAAACATCCAGTATAACAGCCAATATTTACTGATGGACGGCCTCATGTAATCTACAGCCACATTATCATCGTTGGGTACACTCTCTCCATCTACGGTGCTGTACCCGTTAAAAGGGTCACGGTAACGAATTGGTGCAAATACATAGGGTAATGCTTCACTCAGTCCGTTAAAGGCCCATGATGCCTGTATATTGACTTTTGAAAAAACAAAACTGATGTGCTTTAACAGGTCGAACAGCGTGGTTTCTTTCAGGTCAATCAACCAGTCTGCATTATCTCCCCAGATATTCCATGTATAGGATATAGGCCTACTATTATGTTCTGCACTTTTCAGCAGCCCCTTGCCAACTAATAACTCATGGCCGTTGGCTTCTATGCGTGCAGACTGTATGCTGCGAAATATTTCTCCATCGGTAAGGTCTTCTATGGATGGATTATGAAAGCTGTTTGCTGTTTTTGAGTTTTCAAGCGTTGCCGGCGTGGTAATGTCGAATGCCATACCGGATTCCTTGCTTTGAAAGTCGGAATTATCTTCAAGGCTGTAATTAATGGACACGGGTATTTCGTCGGGGTTGGATGTAATGGCTTCATAATCGCCTACCTGTACCTTTATATATTGCGTATGTGGCATTAATTTCTTATGGTTATAATCTCATTTGATTTTTTATACTCAATTAAAACGTCATACCTAAAATCGTTTTCATTTTTCAGTTTTTCAAACGATTTATCTTTAATAACAATGGGCAGGTAATTGGCCGGCTGACCCTGGGTGCCGCTCCATTCTTCGTAAGTTTTGGGGCTATCCATAAGTTCTTGAAGCCATGGCATATTTTCTTCCTGGTAGCATTGATTGCGGGCTACTTTTGTATCATTAGCCCTTACATCGAAGCGTTCAAATCCGGTATCTGTTTTTATTAACGGCGCTGCCAATGAACCTTTGTATTCTGCACTCTGCGCCTCATGGGTTACGATTGGTTTCTCAAAATTAACAGCATCAAATGTGCCGAGATAATTAAGAAAGTGTACCCTCACTTTGTCGCTGTCGCAGCAACACTCCATTTTATTTATGGGTGTGGTGGCCATTATTTCAAATTCGCCGATTACTTCCACATAGTATTCTGCAATGCTTCCAAAATCTACATTTGGAAATAGCGGCTGCAAATTTGCAGGCCCATTGGGTATGTATATTACGTTTGCCATATTAGCTTAAAATTTCAATATCTCCTTCAACTGTTAAACTTCCACAACTGTTTTCAAAATTTATTTCATAATGATAAATACCCGGGGTTTCCGGCTCGCCTTCAATATGCCAATCAGGACCGCTTCCATCAATATCCATCCACTCTGGTATGGTATGCGATACAATGGAGATTGGTTCTGTACCACTTAATTCGAGTAAATATCCAAATTGCGGCCCTTCAGAAATGCTGTGTGTTTCTGGCATTGCATTAATTTTTACAAATGGCCCCATGCATGAAACAATATCTAATGTATAAGTAAGGTTAACCTGGCCACACTCGTTTTCCACTTTCATTACAACATTATATTCATCCAGCGTATCTGGTGTACCGCTTAAAACGATATTATTATCGGAGATACTTATGCTCATCCATGAAGGAAGCAGGGTAACCGATATTGTAAAAGGCGGCGTACCGTTAATGGGTATTGCTAACTGAAATGGAACACCAATACCCCATTCTTCGGGCCCAACTATTGAACCGGTTGGCGCTACGCATGAACAAAGGCTCGCCGTTTGCCACGTAGTTTGCCCTTTTTTTCTGTATTTAAGCCGCAGGCATGGTATATCCTCATTGTCCCTCTTGTAAACAATGGGAAACATATCATGATCGCCATTGCAAATACGGTAATGCTCAGGGCGATGGGATAACGGAAAAGCATCCGATGACCAAATACGCTTTTTGAAGGAAGATAAATGTGCCTCAAAATCTTGATTATCTTCGTGCTGCAATGTAGAATTGAGCACATAAAAAGAATTTGTTTGCAAACCACCACCACTTATAGAATTATTTTTACCCGTGGCCTGAACCGGGGCCGTACCATCTAAAACAATCAGTCCATTTGAATCTGTGGCGCTGGACCTTAATCGGCAAAAAACAGTTTCTAAAATACCAACCGGAAGGTGGTAAACACTTACAACACCAATAGGCGGCAACGCTTTTTTAAGATATTCCTGGCATGCATCCTGTATGTCAAATTCATAATACCCATAGGTAACATCTTCTGTTTTAGGCAGTGTTTTTGAAAAACTTTTGTAAAATATATTATTGAAATAAACATCGCAGAAAACAACCGGTGGAAGGTTGCCGGAAACCTTGGCTACTTGTGCATTAATAATTACCGGCCGGTATGCAGCATTCAATGATTTGGTGGCAGGCTGTTGTATGATGGATGATATTGGCATTGTTTATATGGTACTACTTTTTGTTTTTGAAAATTCTGCATCAAATTCATTAAAGATGGCATCGTCCATCATCCGCTCATACTTCTGTTCATTTTCTTCCAAGGCTGTTTTAATAGCCCCGGTTACTTCCCCTGTTTGGGAATATGCTCGTGAACTTGATAATGGTTTCCCTTCTTTTTTCCATTTTCTTACTATTGCTGCTGCTGTTGCTGTAACATCAGCAGGCCTTAATTGACCTCCAATCTTTCTTTTTACCCAACCTTTCAATTTTTCAAAATCCGCATCTGATACATTTATTTTTTCTGCCGGAACGCCCTCTTCCAAATCTTCAATATAACCAAGTGCATAGGCCTGCATAATCACCTCATTGTTTACGGCCTGCAAATATGGTTTTAAAGACTGCTCCAAAGCCCCTGTATCGTGGTGGCCCTGCAGGCGAAGTTCTTTAGATATATCGGCCAGCATTTCCTTGTTTAAAACATCCAGTCCTTTGGGTTTAAATGGCATTTCCTTTTGCTTTTTCAAATTGAATTAATATGGGCAGCATCTTCTGAAAATCGGACAACACCTGCCCACGACACTTTCCACAGGTAAAATCATCCAAATCACCGGACAAATCAATGAACTCCTCGTACACATCAAACAGGTATTCCATTGGTGAACCAAATTCAAGTACATTTTTTGCGAGGCCAATAATACCTTCATCCAATATTTTTTTTCTTACAGGGCCAGGAATTTTTTTTGCCTTTTCCAACAAAAATTTATCCTGTCCTTTATTAATGCTTGTGGTGTTCATGTATGAGTTCATCCGGTAAATCAAAATCATCTATCCAATCTTCATTATAGTCAACCAATTCGCAAAGGTTGTTTGCAGTTTGTACCTCCAGCTTTATTCCCACGCCACTGATGTTGTCATTATTATACTTACTGAGGCGCCGGATGGGTACTTTGCTAAAATCTACGGCCATAAAAGATTTTAGCCTGTATTTTTTTTGCACTTGCTTTAATGCTTCCAAAAACTCAATGGCCACTTCTTTCATATCTTTCCAATCGTACCATACATGGTGGCCACTCCTGCCGGTGGGCTTATCTTCCATTTTCACCCTGTTTTGCCCGTTGTAATGCGTTTTGCATAAAAAAAACAATTCAAACAAAAACGTTTCATCAAATGTGTCGTTTTCCCTGTTAATAACAGATGCAGGTGGCATACATACAACGATGGGGTATTTTTGTTCCGGCTCCGTGATACCATTCTTGGGGTCTTTCAAAAAACTGTCAAGGTTTGTGGTATTCAAATCGTGCCCGTAATTGGGTGATACATGGTACCTGCCCTGCATAACAATTGACTTGGCTAATATTTTTTTAAACAGCCCTTTGTCCCGGTCGTATAAATAAAGTTCATCCATTATGCTTTTGCAATTACGTTTAAGGGTGGGATTTTTTCCATTAACTCTATTCTCTTTAGCACTTTTTTTCTTACTGGCTCTACAAGTGCCTCCCATGATTTTGCTATGAACAAATTAAGTGATATTATTTCCTTCCATTCAAAAGCATTATAACGCATTTCCGAGGGTTTGCGCCTTTCAATATTATTAACTAATACAGAAATAATATTCATGTTGATGCCACATGCTTCTGTTTCAGTAAGCCTTTCATAATGACTTGCAGGAATATTTAAATTTTCAATACTGGCAAAATCCAGTGCTCTAATTGCAATTGGATGCCACTCTTTAAGTTCCTTACTCCAGGACATGGTTATTTTTTCAAGTTCGTTATTCATCTCCTGTCCGAACATGTGGCGCTGCTGTGGTGTTAAGTTCATTTTCATTGTTGAGTGTTTTTTTTATTGATTTTTTTAACTATTTAGTTTATACGCTTTAGATATTGCATTGTTTTTGTCGCTTTCTTTACTGGCTTCTGTAATCACCTTGTATGCTTTGGCAATTTTTGCGCAATCAATACTATCAAGCCCGGAACCAGCTATATCATAAATTTTTGTTTTTGCTACTTCACACAAGAAATCTACCCAGCCCCACTCTTCGTAATATGCAATTAATTCGGGCTTATTTGATCCGCCTCCCCTTCCCCCGAATATGCTGAAATTTTCTGCCAGGTATCCACACAATTTTTCAAAAAAAAACCTACCTGCATGGCTATTGACATTGGCAGGTTTTCCATTAACTTCATTCGCTCACTGTCTTCATGCATAAGTTCATCGGTATACGCCTCTCCTTTTTTCCTGAAGAAAATTATAGATAGGTATAGTAAAGATTCCCACCTGCTCTTTCCCAACTTATACAACTGCCTCATTGCTTCTTTTGAGGTGATTATTTCATTAAAATCCATTTTCGATTTTGGATCAACCTTAAAATCTTGTATAGCCCATACCTCATTATTCCATTCTATTTCACGTGGAAACTCTTCAAAATCATTTTCATTTTCTTTTAATAAGTAGCGTATGATTTTATATCGGTCAATAATAAGCTCTGCATTCTCTGTGCCTTTAATATCGGCAAAATCAAAACCTGAAAAGAAAGAGAACCAAGCCAAAGCCTCATTGATTATATGTTCTTCAAGGTCAAACTCCCTTAAAATTTCATCCTTATATTCAGAGGCTAATATTGCAGACAGCTTTTCATCAAGGCTTCGTCCATATTCATCGTACCATTCAATGAACTGTTTTAGCGTTATTTGAGAAAGGTCGCTTGGGATATTTACCACATTCCCATTTACTGTTACCTGCATTTATTATTCTTTATCGTTTTTGCTACCTGCCGCTTCCGCTGCAATAGCTTCCTGGTTTGCTTTTTCCACAATTGAACTTTTAATTAAGTCAATGTATTTGTGGTCAAGTTTTTTAGGTTTTGTTTCTGTTACCGGAAGGCCGGCTTTTTTTGCAACGCCCCTTATTTCAAGGTCAGACAAAGAATCTAATATTTCATCATTGGAAAGGCTGTTGAATTCCGGGTAAACTTTTGCCACCTTGTCTGCTAATTCCTTGGCTTCAGGGGAAAGTCCATCATGGCCATCTCCAGCGCTTTCTTCAATCAATACGGGCTCCGGTGAAACAGCCACCTTAGTTTCTTTTTTACCCAGTTCCCTGCCCATAAATTTTGTTACCTTTTTAGGACCGTTATCTTCATCGGTTGCAGGGTTTGAAATACCAAGATTTAAAGAAAGTGACTGTACTATCTTTTTAAGCCCGGCGGAAACCTGCTGTCGCAATGGGGATAGATTTTCAGAATAGAGAATTGAATTTGCTTTTTCCTCTGCCTGCTGAAGAAGCGTAATAGCTGCGCTTATTTCTTCTTTGTGTTCATGAAACATAGTTATTGTGTTTAGTTTGCCATAAAATTAATATTTTATTTTAATCTAAACCATTAAAATAAAATTCACACGCTGTTAATTAATGGCATCGAGTGGGCTTTTTTTGCCACTTCCGACAATAATTGCACCACGATATAACCTCTGGAGTGATTGTGCCAATGCATCGGCAAGGTCTTTTTTGGGGGATTTGGGAAAATTCAATATACCCTGGTTCGGGTCGTTGTATAATTTATCAAGCAGACTTTTTTTAATATACACTAACCCTGCTTCTGCAGGTGGGGATGCTTGTTTTGCACGGGAAACCTTATCTGCCCCTCCCTGCACTTTTACTTCTATGGCAGCTATTCCATTCCTTGTGAGCGTTTGTTTGGCTGATTTGCCACTTGCTTTAGCTTCAATGTAGTGTGGGGATTTTTTTGTTTTCATCCACTTAATCATTTCCGGGAATTCCATGTATGCAAAATCAAGGTCAGCAATATAGATGCGGCCGTCTAATTTACCGCCTGTTACATAGGCGCTGGCAGCATTCTTATCATCATCGGTATATGCTAAATCCCAATCGGATCCAAGTTGCATGAGGTCTGAATATTTTGGAAACAGGAAATCATCAATCGGTATAAACCATTTTTGCCAGATGCTTCCACCCTCTTTTACCGGCGTTTGGTCGAACTGGCCGGCATAGCCATCAGCTCCCAAATCAATACGGGCTTCTTTCATGGACTTGACTGTTATCCGTAATGGACTAAGTAACCCATCCTGATAAATTGATTTATATTTCCCTGGTTTTACATTATCTGAAATTTCTGCAGGCAGGCAAACATGCCGAATATTTTCTTTCTGTTTACTAAGCAGGTGGCCTGTAGGATCATTAACAGATAATCGTTGCATTACCAATATTGTAACCGTAACGTCTTTGCTGATTTTACGTGTGGAAAGAGTTTTATCCATCCAGTTATTCGCTTCATCGCAAGCAACCTGGCTGGCTACCAACTTTGGATTAATCGGGTCATCAATAGTGATTACATGGCCGTGCATGCCTGTTATTGTTCCTCCTACAGATGTGGCTATTCTTTGTCCAAGTTTAGTGGATTCATAGTTTGTTTTGCGGCCTTTATCGTACTTTATTTCAATATCAGGAAAGTATTTTTTGTATAGGTCGCTTTCAATAATATCCCGGCTTTTCACAGAATGCTCTGTGGCGAGTGCTTCGGAATATGAGCCGGTTATATGCCTGACGGTTGCATCTCTTGTCCAGCTCCATGCCGGGGCCATTATTGTGCATATTGTAGATTTAGATGCTCCCGGAGGAACATTAATAATAAGGTCGTGGTCTTTAGGCAGCCTTGTTAATAATGGCGTTTTTCCATCCTCTTTAACTCCTGTTTGCCTTAAAAAAACACGCTCATATACTTCCTGTATTTCATCGCATAGTACATCAAGGTGGGGCTCCCAAATTAACGCCTCAGCAGAAACCAGGTGCCAAAATTCTTTTACAAAAAAAGAGAGCTTGCGTTTGCAAAGCTCTGCTGATGCTTTATCAATATCTATAAAAAGGTCATTACTCATTGCGGATTTTGCATCTTTATTATTCTTCTACTTGCTGATTTTTTCTGCCTGAAATTACCAATGCTTCCAGCACCTCCGTTGTCATTGCAGAATAGTCTATTTCATGACGGTGAATATGTGCGTGCGCATGCTGCACCTGGATGGGATTATTCTTATCACCAACCACCTCAATTCTTTTGGTTACAATACCATCCAAAACCGCAATTTCATTTATTACCTTGTTTACCACTGCCACGCCGGCTGCCGTTCTTTTTTCTTTTGGATCCATGTCCATTATTGACCTCCACTTCCTGGCTTTATAGAAATCAATCTTTCTCTTCAGTTGCTTATTGTCCTTTTCTTCCAGCGAAGCAAAAGCAATATAATGATACCGGTATGCCATGGCCTTGCCAATAGCATACTTTTCCATAATAGCAGATACAATATCAGTTTCGGGAACATCGTTCATTAAAAGCTCCCGTACATACTTAATCCGCATCCGCACCTCATTCTTTGTTCCCTTTACTATCATTTTCCTTTGGGAATAAATTATTAATAAACGATTGAATGGTGCTAATAAAATTTATCCTGTCCCGTAATTTTATAGCCTCCTGTTCACGCATTTGCCTCACGCCATCTGGCGTAGATGGCGGCAATAAGTTATCTGAATATACTCTCTCAATTGTTCCGTGTTCACAGCTAACTGGTCGGTTAAAAAATCAATTATCGCCTCTTTTGCCTCAGACATTGTTTTGGGTTTTAGATTGTTCATTTTGAAAATCTTTAAGTGTTAATATGCCATTTACATGGCTAAAATTAACCTCTATCCCTCTTTTATCGCAAAAATTCAAAAATCTGATAATATCTCCCTGTAAATATTTGGGCTCAATTTCAGTGGCATAGCATAAGCGTTTCGTTTGCTGTGCAGCAATTAATGAAGTACCGCTGCCCAGGAACCAATCAATTACAATATCCTTTTCATTTGTGGTATCAAGTATCGCATCGGCAATCATTACCACCGGCTTAGGCGTGGGGTGGTTTTTCAATTCTAATTTATCAGAGTTGGCCGTGCTGGTTGCAGAGGGATAGTTCCAAACGTTGGTCCGAATTCGGTCTCTTAAATCAAGATGTGAAAGGTGTTTTACATCATCGCCTCCGTTTTTAAAGATAAACACAAGCTCATCGTTGTTTTTATAAAAACCTCCGTGGTCAAGCATATCCTTGTTCCAAATCGCTTTTGCCTGCGGCGAATTAAATACAAAACAAAGTTCATGTTTGGCCCGATAGAATGAACCGTTGGCCATCATGTCTTTATTCCACACACATAACTGTTTGGGTTGTGGGCTGCCATATACAAGCCTTGCCGCCTCCGTCATGTGCCACACGTGGCGCCAATCCATAAAGATGTAATGAATGGCACCCTTAACGGTATTCTCTATTGACCGCCTCATTATGTCAGAAATAAAACCAACAAACTCATCGTCCGTCATTTCCCCGGCACCCATTGCGAAATCCTTATGCCGCTTTTCCTCTTTATTGGTAAAAAAATTTGCCGGTAAGTTATACGGAGGGTCACAATTTACGATCCTGGCTTTATTGCCATTCATCAATAATTTAACTGAATCGTCATTTTTAAAGCTATCGCATATTATCCTGTGGCCGTTTATCTCAAACAAATCCCCAGGTTTAACAATCAGGTCATCTTCTGTTACTTCAACCTCCGGCTCCTCCGCATTGTCAGTATTGAATACATTGTATTTTTGCTCAAACCTGTCCATCGAAAACTCCGGGATAGAAATCGTTTCCTTTAGCTCACTCAGGTTTAGTTCGTAGTTTTTGATGAAGCTATCAAAACCAACCTGTGTGATTTTTGCATAGATGGATGAATACACTAATACCAATTCAGCAGCATCTTCTATACTTTCACAATCAATAAAAGTGGCATCCAGCAACTCGGGCACATTTACTCCGCTTTCCTTTATCTTTTTAAGGTCTGCACACCTGTGATACCCGTCAAGGCAATAAATAACTCCTTTATTTTCCCAAACCTTAAAGGGGTCAATGAAATTATACTTTAAAAGCGATTGAACCAGTTTCAGGTCGCCGGTATCAATCCATTCTTTAAAGTCTTCCTGCTGAATAAACTGCAGGTCTTCCCATTTAATTTTTTTTGCTTTTAATATTCGTGAAGAAATTGATGCGGGGGCTTCTTGTGTTGTTGCTGACATTCTATTATTTTCTACAAAAATACTTTATTTTAAGTTAATACATTAAAATAAAATACTATCGTAGCTTACCATGGCCTTTCTGCTTTTTCCTCACCAAACCCCACCCATTTACCGGAAGCATCAAGACCCCGGTTGCGGAGCTGTTGCCAGGCTAATTCTTTTGCATCAATCTTGCCGTTTACAATTGCACAAAGAAGTTCGGAATGTGTTAAACTGAACAAATATTGTGGGTTCAACTCATCGCTCAATTCAGCAGGCTCAAGTTTGCCGTTTCTCTTTAAATTTTGCATTGCTGATATTTTCTGTGCTGTTGTCATACTGTTTGTTTTTGTAAGGCTAATATGAGCGCTTATTCCCGTGTTTCCTCATTTTGAGGCTGGTTTGTTGGGGTTGTGGACAAGTATTAACTCTATTGAGCTGGGTAATTTTCGGGTAAAATACCCGAAGCGAAACCCTTACTGGTAAAGGGAATAAATTTTAGTTCGGGTAATTTTATGCCAACCATGGCAATGCCTAATTTAAAATTCCCT